TGTTGCCCAAGGTAAATCTTCATCTTTTAATTCAACTGTATTCTGTGGGTGATAACCCATAATACGAACTTTAACACGATTACCCCAAGCCTGTGGTGTTCTATTCCATTGAAATATTGATGTCTTTCTAGGTGGAATTTGACCTATCCACCAGCGAAAACCATCTCTTCCTAAAAAACCACTATTTAAAATATTATTTTCAATCATTTTACCCTCGGTCCAAAAGTATCTTTTATTAATCTTAACTTTGTATATGATCCTTCACTTTCATAAAAATGAGTTAATTCTTTTATCATATATAGACCGCTTTGTTTTGTGTCAATAGTCTTATTCGTATCTTCCGTAATCTTAACAAATACACAATCAATTAAGGCACCAGCGACCAAATTAGTATTTAATGGGATTGTCATCGTTGAATTATTTGTAAATATAGTGTTATATCTCATCATTGCTTGAGATTTATATTCCATTGGGTCAGCGTTTTTCTTTCGTGAATTTTTTCCTGCTTTTTCTGTGACTCCAATATCTATAGTTCCAGTCATAAATCTACTTGGAATATCACCTAATGTTTTACCACTTTTATCCACTGGTGGTAGATCAATTTTAAAATCCTCTCCTAAATTTTCCATTTTTTTAGCATAGTCACTCACTCTAAACATTCCCTGCTCAGTGGTTGTAAATTTAAAAGTTAATGGGTTAAAATACATTCGATATGTACAGTATGCACCTCTTTCCAAATTACCAATTAAATTTTGATTCCTAGCTACACTATATGATAAAATTTTAAAATCTGCTGCTGGATCTTCAGTATCAACAATACCTGGTTGATAAGTATATTTCTGAGGATAAGGATCTTCTTTAACTAATGTATCAACAGATTTAAAATTATACCCAGATTGAGTTTCATAGAAAAAATATCCTGCACTTGCACTTTGACCAGAAGAATTACCAGGTACTGATTTAGTTGCTAACCAAGTTAATATTGTAAATGGTTTTTTCATATTACCTAAAAACCCATATAAATTCATAGTTTCATCAATATTTAATGTTTTCTTACTAAGTAAATATTTTTCTATAATTTCTTTGACACTGTTTGATATAGGTTCAGTTGATGGAAATTTTTTCCCGACCCTTGATGTTTCGTTCGTTATTGCCTCTCTTGAAACTAAATTCAGTGTAAATGATTCACTTTCAGCAGCAATCTTAACATCTCCTATTGCAGATACATACAGTTCATTTTCTTTCTCCTCTGAGAACTCAAGTGTACGATTATTGCTGGAATTGGCAGGTATTTTTATAGAGACTCTCTCACCACCTCTTAATGGTAATCCATTATACATTGATACACTATCTCCATCTTCATCACTCATTACATTACCAGTGCTTGCGATCAAAACAGTTGCTGTCACCATAGGTGAAAAAACGTCTTCAAAATAACAAAAGTTTATGACACCATTTCTTACATCAACCGATCTTTCGCCATCAGCTGATTTAATTGTAAATATTTCAAAAACGCTAGGATCTTTTGCTGCCATTAGGTATATTTAAGTGTACTACCACTTTGAAGTTTTAACAAAGTGGATATATCAGATTGTCTATTTTGAACAACTGTATTACCACTATTTACCATAGGTTGCACTCTACCTCCACCACCCATAGGCACTGGTTTTTCAATAACAACTGTTCTTGTTTTAGATTTTTTAACACCTTTTAAATTTTTTACTTGTCTTTTACTTGGTTTAATATTTTCTGCAACATCTTTTTTATCCTTTTTACTCTTTTTATTTTTTTCTTCTAATGATTTTTTATCCATTTTAATTTCATTGTCTATTTGAAAGGTATCCTCACCACCACCTGAAACACCTGTGGCACCCGATCCTTTAGATGATGTATCATCCCCAGACTTTAAAAAATCCAAAACTTTTTGTTCATCCTCATTCATTTCATCATTCTCAGTTTCTAATGTTTCATCATCTGGAACATTTTGCTGACCTTTTATTAATTCATCAGTCTCTTGATTGTTTGCAATAACTCCATCTTCTGTTGGAATGAAAGTTTCTGTTCTTTCATCTGGTTCCCCAGTGTTGGGATTTAATCCAATAAGATATGGTTCTCCTTTAACAACATCTCCACCCATATCTCGATCTGGTATTAAAGTCATATCATCAAAGGTCAGTTCCTCTTTATCTTTTTTTCCAATCCCAAATAAATTTTTAATTCCTTTAAAGAAACCACCTTGCTCTTTATTATCATTATTATTATCATTACCACCACCTGTATCATCAGAATCTACAGAAAATCCAGTATCAACTGCATCACTTATATCTTTATCACCCAAAAGATCATTTATACCATCTACAAATTGTTTTTGTAATGATTGAAATAAATTTGAACCTTGCTGAAATTTTTCACTTATTTGTTTTGATTGATCAGAGAAATCAACTCTAGAAAAAACCAATAATAAATTACCGATACTAGTCGCTATCCCAGTCAAAAATCCTGTGATTGTTTTTATAAATCCTGACATTATTTCAACAACTTTTTTAATCATTCCAAATAATTTTTGAAATGCAGCAATAAATTTAGGCAAGTTTTGTAATGCCCAACCAATAAGAAGGACACCAAGAAAATCAAGTATTCTACCAAAAAATCCTCTTGTGCTTTGTGCAAAAAGATTTCCCTGTTTTTTTGTAACTCCTGTCACTGAGGTTGATTCTAATTCATCCTCTCTCTGTTTTCTTAATACATTTTCTCTTCTTTTAGCAAAAAACTCATTATCTTTTTTTATTAAATTTCTTTTTAAAAGGTTTGTCTTTCTCCTTTCTTCTAAAATATCTGTAGCATTTTTTCTTATAGTAATTAATCCCTCTCTCAAACCTGATATAGATTTCTGTATTCTACCTATACTAGTGGAGGTTTTTCTTAAAGAATTTCTTTGTCCTGATATCGACATTATGCTACTCCCATCAACATTACGGAGTGTATGGTATGAGGATTACCAAGATTAAATGGAATACTTGGCAAAGCAGCTGATTGTTTAGCCTGCCCAACAATATTATTATCACCAGATGCAACTTGTGAATCACCACTCGCTGGAATTACTGAAACACTATTATCATCTACCTCTCTTAAATCCATTTCGCTTTTTTTAACAGGTTCAATAAAATCTAAATTTTTTCTTTCTTCATCATTTAACTCTGATATGGGAACTAGTGTCATATCGTCAAAGGTGAGTTGTGTTTTTTCATCTTTTGTATTCTTTCCAATTCCAAGAAAATTTTTAACACCTTTATAAAACTTTTTCATAAAATCACCACCCATAAATCCACCAATCATACCACCAATTAGAGCACCTGCTTTGATACCAATAGGAGCACCAACACCAGCTGTAGGAACTCCTAAAACTAAACCCATTATCCCTGCTCCTATTGCACTTCCAATTGCAGTACCAGCACTGAATCCAGCAGCACCCGCTACCGCATTATCAACACTTTCACCACTCAATAAGTCTAGTATAAAACTAAAAACACCACCACCAAATTTACTAAAAAGTCCTTTTCCTCCACCAAGTAATTTACCAAAAATATTTTTAGATGCAGTTTTAGTAGTTGTTTTTCCACCCTCCTTTATAAATGTTGATTTTGCAGCACCAATAAAATTCTTAACAGGTTTACTTTGTGAAAATGATTTAAATCTATTTGAAAAGAATTTTTTTACTGGATTTTTTGTTGCATCTATCTTTGGTGTTTTTTGTCCTTCTATCTTTATTTTTTCAGGAATTGTATCACTAAATTCTTTTGGAATTTTCCTTCCCGTACTACCCTTTCCTGAACCAATATCATCTGCCAGTTTAGTTAAAGCATTATCAATTGACGTTGAAACACCTCCTGCTACCACTGCACCACCAGCCCCTACAGTCGCTGCTCCTGCGGTAGTAGAGAAAAAACCTACACCTTTTGCTAATCCTGCTCTAATTGCAACGTTTTTTAATAATAATCTAAATCCTGCAAGTGTAGTTCTTATAACACCACCAAAAACAACTCTTGATACAGATCCAATAAAATTTGTTAAGGAAGTAAATAATATTTTAAGACCTACATTAAATGTGGTAATCGTTGCACCTATCGCAACTAAACCAATAGCAAATTTTCTCTTTAGTTTGTTTATTTGTTCAGTATTTCCAGTAACTAATGCATTAATTAAATCAATTCCTACATTTGTTAACCATCCACCTGCTAAAAACAAGAAGAATTTTTGGAAACTGAATAATACTCCCTGTGCTTTTGCAGCAACTCTTTTTAATGGACTTTGAAGTGCAAATTGTATTTTTTTCTCTAATTCACTCTCTTTACCCTCTCTTAATCCTTGCTCTGCTAATATTCTCTCCCTATTTTGTTTTGCTTGTTCCCTTTGATTCTCTAATTGCTGACTTAATGCTAAACTTTCTCTCACACCCGCTAATGACGAACTTATACCCGTCATTGTAGTTGATATTAATTCTAATTGTCTAGAAACATTTCTTAGTTGTAATGATTGTGTTGTTAATAGATTTGTTGTAATCGGATCTGGTTTTTGAGGTTGATTTTGTCTTCTGGACACAAACATATTAGAAGAAATATTTCTCCTAACAGCTCTTATACCGCCTGATATTGGTGATACTAGTCCTTTTTCCTCATCCATTACTTTCTTGTTGTGCTTTTAAGTTTTCCTCTTCAACGTGTTGTTGGAGAAGTGAAATGTAAATTTCTCTCTCCCAAGGTATCATATTTTCAAGCTCTGTTAAGCTATATTTATGATGTTGCATCAAAGCGAAGTTTAATTTATAGTATGACACTAAATCTTCATGTGCCATACTTATCCGAAAAAATTCTGTAAACCCTCTAAAACAATTTCACTTTCAACTTTGGTATTAGGATTTTTAACTTTTACTTTATGTGAAAGTTTTGGCATAGTATCAAAAAAAGTTTCAATTTTTTTAAATTGTGCTGAATTCATTTGTTCAATAAATTCAATTAACTCTTTTTTTGTACAGTCTTCTTGTGTCCAAGATTCTTCCTCAGAGTAGACTTGATCAACACAAGATGCTATCAATTCAAAAGTATCATCAACTCTAATATTTTCAGCAGCAAAATTTTGATTTATAAATTCATCTAACGATGGATATCTCATTCTTAAGGTATATGTTTCATCTAATTTAATGTCTTTTACATGTTTTTTAGATTTGATCACCTTGATACTATCAATATTGATAGACATAGGCACCTGTGTTTTTCCATCATCAGGACAAGTAATCATCACTTCAATCTGTTCTCCAACAGATTTACCTCTAACATGAAGAAAAAGATATTCAATATCAAAAGTGGAAAGTTTCTCAACTTTTGTACCTTTTGTTAGAATACAAGTTGCTAAAATATTTTTAATCGCATTTGCTATTTGAGTTTGATCCTCAGATTCTAATGCTATAATTAGAATTTTTTCTTCTTTTACAAGAAATGGTCTATATTTAATTTTTCTACCAGATGAAGGTAGAACCAACTCGTAAGTTGGAGTTGAAATCGTTGGTAAAGGCATAATATGCTAAACACTTCAGTGTCATTATTTATAGGGGTTATCGTGTACCTTCTCCAATGACTAATCCATTTGAAGTAGTAGACACCGCATTAATTTGAGCATTAAGATTACTTGCACCATTTACATAAGGTAGTGGGTTGCCAAATATATCACTATCTAACGTTTCTGGAGTGACACCTATTCCATCTCTTACAGGATTTCCTCTTCCAAATATTTCGTTAAATGCATTGCGTAAATCTCTTGCAAGTGAACCCGATTCACCACATATATACCTATCAAAACTAAAAGATGCTGATGCCTTTAATATCTGTGAACCTTGATAGGATACTCTTACTGAATTAAGTGATAAAGGAAATAAACCAATAAATCTATACTCTAAAAATTGTTTATAATTTCTCTCAAATTTAACTATCCTTGTTTCATTTGATTTATATGCTTGTGGATAATGTAATTGAAAATAATGATTGTTTGTTGAAGAATCTGATCCAGAAGCACCTGTTATATATTCCATCCAATGTTCTAAAAACTTCATTGATTTATACTCATTGTCAACATAAAATTCTAGGTTTATTTGAGTGAAATTTCTTGTATGTGCGAATCTCTCTATTACACCCTGATAATCTCCACGAGTATCAACTGACGCTAATGCACTACCTGGTAAAACTGCATTATTGCATAGTAAACCTGCATCTTCAACAATAAAACGATCATCTACACCTTTTCTTCTTAAAAAACCTCTAAGATCAGAGTTAGGTAAAGCAAATCTTACAAAATAATGAGAAGTTTGTGCAACATTCTGCATTCTTGGCAATATATCTGATATTCCTCTTGGTCTTGGTGCTGGCACTCTAAATAAAATTACATAACATATGTATTTAGATGTCTTATAAGGGAAAATACTATCCCTCTTATCCCAGAAAATATAAAGGTGATCCAACTAACATCATCTATAGATCACTTTGGGAAAGAAAGTTTATGGTTTACTGTGATAAAAATGACAATATATTAGAGTGGGCAAGTGAAGAAATCGCAATACCATATCGTTCGCCTGTCGATAATCGTGTGCATCGTTACTTTCCTGATTTTTATATGAAAGTAAAAGAGAGAAACGGTAAAGTTAAAAGATATGTAATTGAAGTTAAACCAGCGAAACAAACAAAACCACCCGTAAAACCAAAAAGACAAACTAAAGGATATATTCGTGAAGCATATGAATATGCAAAAAACCAAGCAAAATGGAAGATGGCACGAGAGTTCTGTGCTGATCGTCAGTGGGAGTTTAAGGTAGTTACAGAAAAAGAGTTAGGAATATGAGTCGCATCGACCCAATTATGAAAAATCTGGTCGGGAATGAAAATCCTGATGATTTAGCAACAGATATTTTAGAAGTGTTAACTGAGGGTAGTAGTATACCAGAGGCAGGTAATTATTATGTTTTTGTATATCGTGCAAAAACACCAGGAATACGATATGATTTACATCCATTAGTCGCAGTGACTGATGTATTTCAATGGGGATTCAAAGGTCTCAACTTTCACTGGGGTGAAATGAGACAATATACCTTTGCTGAAATAGTTGGAGGACTTTATCAAGTAGATGAAATGGAGTTACGTGACTTAAGAACAATTCCTTTTGGCAGAATCATACTAAATAGTTGATACAAGTATAAAAAAGGTCGATATGGGATTTAAGAGATACGTGGGTGGCACAATGGATTTTATAACCCGCAATAAATATGATTTTGATGGTTTGGGTAGAGAAAAATTAACTGAAAAGGATTTAGATGATATTAAAAAAGAGCAAGATTGGAATTATCTATATCAAAAAAAGTTAGAAAAAGATAGAGAACAACAAAAAAAACCTGGTAATAATAAAAGAAAAACTGCAAGAGACAGACATAAACCTCATCCAATGAGAATGGGTTATCCATTATCACGAGGACAATCAGAAAGAACAGGTGATTCTCTAATGATTAAATGTTTTGAATATGTCCCCTCCGAATTAGGAATAGATGGTGAAAAAGGTTACTATAAAATAGATAAAGCAGGACAATTTGCAAAACAAAATTATGGAGTAGGTGAGAGATTAATCAATAAGGATGGAAAATTTGTTACAGGAATTATACCTGGTACAGGTAAAATAATAAATCAGGGTGCCTCCAATAATATAGGAAAAGACCCCAAAAAAATGCATTATTATATTGAATTACCAATACCTCAAGATATTAATGATTCTAATACAGTAACTTGGGGTGATGACAATATGAATATATTTCAGTTAGCAGGTTTAGCTGCTGCAAACAAATTTATAGAAAATCCAGGTGTAGCTTTTGATACTATTAGAAAACAAGTTGTAGGTGGATTTATTAATGAAGATAATCCTAGTGCAGGTATATTAGGTGGAGTTGATGAACAAACACAAAATGCAGTTCGTGCTGCAATCAGTGGGAAAGCTATCAGTGCCCTTGGACAAAGAATAACAGCAAACAGTGCCCTTGGGAGAGCAGAGGGAATGATTCTAAACTCTAATTTAGAATTATTATTCAGTGCGGTTAATTTAAGATCATTTCCATTTAGTATTAATTTCTCTCCAAGAAGTCCCGATGAAGCAAGAATGGTTAAGCATATCATTCGTGCCTTAAAAATGTCAATGGCTGCTAAAAAAAGTGGACAATTTGTAGAGGCAGAAGGACAAGGAGGAGTATTTTTAAGATCACCCGATGTATTTCAACTTCAATATTTACACAATGGTACTATACACCCTTTCTTAAATAATTTTAAAGCTTGTGCTTTAACTGGTATGTCTGTAAATTATACAAATTCTGGAACATATACAACTTATGCTGATGGTACACCAGTAAGTATAAGAATGAATTTGACATTTAAAGAACTCAATCCAATATATCAAGAGGATTATCATGCATATGAAGAAAATGACGGTCTAGGAGTTGGATTCTAATGGGTTATTTTAGAGAGTTACCAAGTTTATTTTATCCATCACCATTACCACATAAAAATTCAACTGGTGATTACATACAAATATCAAATATTTTTCGACGAACTAAATTACTTGATTATGTGAAAGAAAATGTAACTGTGTTCAACAAATATATTATTGAAGATGGTGAAAGACCTGATACAATTGCTGATGCTTTATATAATAGTTCAAAATTTGATTACGTTGTGATAATCGTGGCTGGTATAACAAATATAAATCATGAATGGCCAATGCAAGACTTTCAAATGTATAATTTTGCTTTGAGCAAATATGGATCAGAGATTGAAATGAACAAAATTCATCACTATGAAACCTTTGAGATAAGTGATAGTAATAATCGTCAAATTTTACCACCTAATTTAATTGTTGATGATACTTTTAAAATAGATGGAAGTTCTGTCCGTTTTGGTGGAAATAGATTTATACTTAAATCAGAGGGGGGAAACAGACAATTAGATGATAAGTTTGAATATACTGTATTAACTGATAATATTGCAAGACCTGTGACTAATTATGAATTTGAAATAAATGAGAATGAAAAAAGGAGAGAAATTGATGTATTGAAAGGAGGTTTTCTACAGACCTTTGTAACTGATTTAAGAGAAGTAACAAGATATTCAAGAAGTTCATCATTTATTAATGATAAATTAGCAAGAACAGAGATAGGTGATTTAACATCATAAAAAAAGGGGGTCGTTTGACCCCCGTGTAATTATTCTTCCGCTAGTTTTTGGAAGTATGATAATGCATCGTCATCATCATCTTCATTCACTGAAGACGGTGTTGTTGATACAGCAGCGGTAACTAACTCCTCTGCAGCACCACGATCATTATCTTCATCAGCAACCTCAAATGATGGAGTT